AGTTCTCTTGTATCAATTACACAAGACTCAGGCGTATTTACTATTGCGTCATTAACTCAGTCACAACTTGATTCTAATGGACTTAGTAATGGCGGAACATTTAGTATTACATTCAAAGCATCTGATGGTGTTAACATTGCTCCAGCAGTAAGTAGTTTTACATTAACTGTAATAACTGAGCCAAGTTATTCTGGACAGACTCAGCTTACTCTTTTAAGTTTTCCAACTAACTACGCGGATGCAAACTTTAATTTTTCAAGTTCTATCGCAATAAGCGGAAATGGTAACTTTGTTGTTGTTGGAACTCCTAACTATGATCAAGGTGGATCTTATGCGCCTAATGGTGGTCTTGCGCATGCGTTTATGTCTGATTCGAATCAAACTAGATATACTGTTGGAGGTTATACTGCTGGTCAAGAACCGGGTTATAAAACTGCTGATGATAAATTTGGTGAGAATAAATCTATATCTATAGATAGCGAAGGTAAACGCTATGTGTTTGGTAGTACTACATACAATTATAATTCTAATGATGTTGGTCAAGTTGTAATTTACGAGAATGAAGATTTTACTGCCGGTAATGATCCACACTCTGATGTGATTAGTTTTGCGAATAACGAAAACAGTTTTCATAACTTTGCGAAAAAAGGCCAAGTTCATGGACCACATGTTGGAGCCGAATACGGATATTCATGTAAGATTTCTCCTGATGCTTCACTTTTACTAGTTGGGGCTCCAAGCGCAAGAACCTCAACCAGTGATGCAACAACAGATTTTGGAAAAGTATATACATATATACAAAGAACTACCTCTGGTGGTGATCAATGGGGTAACACTTCAAGTAGTAATAGTCCTAAACAAACGATAGAACAATCATCAACTGATAGAGTAGACAATGATAGATTCGGTTCAGCAATAGATATCAATAAAGATAAGTCATATGCAGTTATTGGATGTGGTTCAACTGCAGCAGCAACTCCAGGTAAAGCATATGTTTACACAGTATCAAGTGATACTTTAACTCAACAAGCAAAGTTAACACCGTCTGATGGCGTTAACGGTGATGGGTTTGGAGAATCAGTTGCTATAAGCGATGATGGCACGATAGTAGCAGTTGGTTCATATAAAGCAGATAACGGTTCTAATTCAGAAGCAGGAGCCGTATATACATTTAAAAGAACAGGCACCAGCTGGTCACAAGTATCTAAAATTAATCAACCATCTGCAGGTGCATCTATGCAATTTGGTTTTAGTTTAGCAATGAGCAGTAATGGAGGTAAATTGTTTATTGGTGAAAGAAAAACAAGTTCTGTAGAAGGTGCTGTTCACTCATATAGTGGAGCTAATGGCACCTACTCATTAGATACAACAATAAACTCAGATAGTTCAGAAAGTGGAAATGCTTTTGGTGCTGATGTTAGCTGTACAAGTGATGGCAGAATATTAGCAGTTGGAGCACCATTTGCAATAAGCTCTACTGCTAAAGGTTCAGACACAAATGGTGGAAGAGCATATATTTTTAAAGCAGCTGCTGATTAAAATAAAAAGAAATAAGTATAAATAGTGTAAAAGGATTTTAAAATGGCGGCTCCAAATTCACGTGCAACTTTAATAGATTACTGCAAAAGGCGTTTAGGCGAACCAGTAATCGAAGTGAACGTTGATGAAGATCAACTAGAAGATCGTGTTGACGAAGCACTACAATATTATCGTGAGTTTCATTCTGATGCAACTGTGAGAACTTATCTTAAGCACTTAGTTACAGCAGACGATGTTACAAATCAATATATACCCTTAGCAAATAATATAATATTTGTTTCTAAGATGTTTCCTGTTGCAGGCGGTATTGTTGGAGGCAGCGGAATGTTTGATATAAAATATCAAATGATGCTAAATAATATTCATGATTTAATGAACTTTGCCGGCGACCTAGCATACTATGAGCAAATGCAGCAGTATCTTTCAACATTAGACATGAAATTAAATGGTACGCCTCAAGTTCAGTTTTCGCGTAGACAAAATAGACTTTATATATTTGGTGATTTTATTGATGGTGATATCCAAGCAGGTGATTATATTGTAGCTGAAGTTTATACTGAAGTAAGCGATGTTGATCATACTTCTATATTTAATGATATGTTTGTAAAGGAATACACAACTGCACTAATAAAACAACAATGGGGCCAAAATTTAATTAAGTTTGAAGGAATGCAATTACCTGGAGGCGTTATTTTAAATGGAAGACAAATTTATGATGATGCTACTGCAGAAATAGCGACTCTTAGAGAAAACATAAGATTAGAACACGAATTTCCACCTGATTTCTTTGTAGGATAATATGGCAACAAATTTATACTTTAATCAAAAAGTAAGATCAGAGCAGAACCTCTATGAAGATATAGTTATTGAGGCGTTAAAAGCTTATGGCCAAGATGTATTTTATTTACCACGTGATATAGTAAATGAAGATGAGATATTTGGTGATGATCCTGTATCGAGTTTTAATTCTTCTCATATACTTGAAATGTATATTGAGAACACAGAAGGATTTGAAGGCGAAGGAGATCTTTTTACAAGGTTCGGCGTAGAAATACGTGATGAAGCTACGTTCGTAGTGTCAAGAAGAAGATGGGCAGCTACTGTACAAAGATACGATAATGAAATTAAAACACAAAGACCAGCTGAAGGCGATTTAATATATCTTCCTCTAAGTAAATCTTTTTTTCAAATAACACATGTAGAACATGAACAACCATTTTATCAATTAAGTAACTTGCCAGTATACAAAATGAGATGTCAGTTATTCGAATATACTGGCGAAGATATGGATACGGGTGTAGATGCTTTAGATAGCCTTGAAATTAAATACGCGTATAGGTATATCTTATCGCTAACTAATAAAACAGGTGATCCTTTTAAAGTTGGTGAAACAATTACTTCAGCAAGCGGCGGCACCACGATGAGAGGCGAAGTTGCTAAGTATTCTGATTCAGATAGTAAACTTCATATTATCCATGCAGGTGCTGATGATGGCAAATACCACACCTTTGCTACAGCAGCAACTGTAGCTGGTTTAACAACAGGTGCAGGTGGCGTAATATCGTTAGTAGTAGAAGATAATCAATTATCAGAGAACGAGCAAAATGCAGATTTTTCAACAGGTGCAGACTTCATTGACTTTAGTGAATCTAATCCATTCGGCGATGTGAGTAATAACTAATGTTTGGCTCACACTTCTATCATGCAAAAACTAAAAAGGCTGTGGCGCTGTTCGGCAGACTTTTTAATAATATATATGTTATCAGACAAAATTCATCTGGGGCTGTAATCAGTCAACTTAGAGTTCCATTATCGTATGCACCTAAACAAAAGTATCTTGAAAGAATAAGAGAAAATCCTAATTTAACAGAAGACACACAAGTTGCAATTAAGTTACCAAGAATGTCTTTTGAGATTACGTCTATAGCATATGATGCGCAAAGGCAATTAGCTAAAGTTGGAAATTTTACTACAAATTCTTCTACTGGTGAAAATTCTAAAAGACAACGTTTTTTTAATCCAGTTCCTTATTCAATAAATTTTCAATTAAATGCATATGCTAAATCACAAGATGACGCATTACAAATTGTAGAACAAATACTTCCTACATTTAATCCACAATATGCAATGACAATAAAACCGTTTTCAACAGAATATCCTGATTTTAAAGAAGACATACAAGTTATTATTCAAGGCGTTTCTTTTTCAGATGATTTTGAAGGAGCAATGGAACAAAGAAGAACAATAATTTATACTTTGGATTTCGAAATGAAATTAAGTTTTCATGGTCCAATAACAGATACTAGTATTATAAGAGATGCTAGAGCAAAGGTATTTGATATCGGAGCTGGTTTAAATGATTCAGATATAGGATTAGAAACTATAGTAGTAACGCCTAATCCTTCAAATATTATTGGCCTCGAAGATAGTGACTTTGGATTTTCAACAACAATTTTAGATAGTGCGAGTTAAATATGTATGAATATAGATGTAAGGTAGTAAAGATTATCGATGGCGATACAGTCGATGTTGATATTGATTTAGGATTTGGTGTGTGGTTAAAGAAAGAGCGTATAAGACTATATGCAATAGATACTCCAGAATCTAGGACAAGAGATCTTGAAGAAAAAAAATATGGATTAGCTGCTAAGAAATTTTTAACAGGAATGTTAGATGACGAAGGTGGCATAACACTTAAGACACAAAAAGATGCTGAAGGTAAATTTGGCAGAATTTTAGGTGAATTGTGGAGAACAACAAATTATGCAGATCAATCTATTAATGATTATATGGTAGAAAAACATCATGCAGTAAGATACTATGGTCAATCTAAAGATGACATTGAACATGAACACATTAAAAATCGTGAGTTAGTTACATTAAATGAGTGATAAAAAAGATATGGAAAAATTCTTTCCTCCAGAAGAAAAGAATATCGATAATGATTACAAATATTCAAGAGACACATATTATG